ACCGTTGATAATAGCATTATCTACTGCGCGAGCGTGTGCACGAGCAACTGACTCAACAAGCATTGGCATCAAGTTAACAAGAACTTCTTCGTCAATGTTGTTGTCCATGAAAGTAGTCGAGATCAATCGAGTTGCTTTCAGGATTACTTGCTTAGCATTGTACTGTACGTTAGTGACTTGAGGACGGTTTTCCAAGTTACCTAAAGTATCAGTATTTGCGCCCCAAGTTGCAGGACCTGCATCTGTCTGGATTGGCAATACTTGAGTCTGTGAGTTAATTGTGATCTCACGGAAAGCTTGAGCGAGCTTAAGCTCGAGCATGATTTCCTTCTCGATTGCAGTAGAGACTTCTTGAGCAATATCACCAGCATTAGCTGCATAGTTGATACCTGCTTTTTCCATAAGGCTCTTCGAGTAGTTAGTTTCCCAACCTTTTCCAGTCATTACACCTAGAAGGTGGCCATACATAAAGTCCTTGCCCCACTTTGAAATGTTGCCCGAATCACTACGATCGGCAAAGACGCGCTTTGAATCACGCATAGCAGTGATTTCAGCATTCTTCTCTTCCAAGTCTTTAGCGTGTTGTGCAATGATTTCTTCGAATTTAGCGTCCTTTTCAGAAAGCTTGCTCTGAATATCAGACATCAAACGCTCAGCGCCTGACTCGATACCAGTTTTAATTACAGCCTCAACTTCAGCCTGCTTAGTGGCTTCAGCTTGAGCTGCTTCTTGTTGTGCTTTAGCTTCTGCTTCTACAGCAGCTTTTTCCTCGGCCTGACGCATTGCGATTTTAGCAGCAGTCTCATCCGCTACCTTCTTAGCAAAAGCCTCAAGGTCGATTTCGGGAGTTTTTACTTCCGACATTGTTATCTCCTTTTGAACTGACTTTTCAGTTCCATCCGGTGTATCACTAGCTTCAAATGAATCTTCATCCTTAGCCAGGGACTGACCGGCTAGATCTACACTATTTTTGAAAGTTTTCTTGAATTCATTGTACTCATCCATAGAGTCAAATGATTTCGCCAGAGAGAAAGTAGCTGCTTGGTTACAAGGTACCGATACTACTGATACTTCAAACAACTCAGCGTCCTTAATCTTTAATCCGTCGGTTTCCGATAGGTAATCAGCATCCTTGACTCGGAAACCAACAGAAAATGCTCCAAGAATGCCTTCTTTTACAAGCTGCGCAACATGATCTGGCGCAGACTTAGAAATTTTAGCCTTTAATTCAAGACCGTTTTCAGTGACTTTAAGTCCTGTAGCACGTCCAATAGGCTTGTTATAATCGTGATTGAAAAGAATAATAGGATTCTTTTCGAAGTTACCGAGACCGCCTTTAGTCCATGCTTCTGCTGAGATTGTATCCCCAGCACGATCGAAGTCGGCAGTACTTGCCATTCCACAAATGTGAACGCCACCGTCATCGTCTTCATCAAAAGCCTTAAAGGTAGAAGTAAGGTTAAAGATTTTTTCCATCAGTCTTCACTCTTCTTTTCTGCTTTAGCAGGCTTGCTCGGAGCTACTTTCGGCTTCGGAGCAGGTTTTGGAGCAGGTTTTGGCTCCGGTTTCTTAACTAAATCTGGGTGGTGCTTTTTTAGTGCATGAAGTAAATACTTCCATGCCTTAAAACTTCTTTTTACTGAAGGAGGTGAAAGGGCTTCTTTTGCTCCTACAATGCCTGTATATGACTTATACTCAATATCTAGAGGTAGTCCAAACTCTTTAAACTGCTTGTACGCAATATCTAATACTGTCTGTTTTACTCGAACTGCCATTTATTCTTCTCCTTCTTCTGTGGGCCTACCGCCTTCTTCAGGGTTTGTTGCGCTTCCTGCTATATTTGCGGGGACTCTTAAATCGTCAAAACCTTCTATAGGCTCGAAGTTAATTGCCTCTCGTGCCTCGTTAGGTGTTATGATGCCTGTATTAACTAATGCTGAGTAATACTGAGCTTGATCTCGTAGTTCGGGCTGAAGAGCAGGAATATTAGTTACGTCTTCGGAAATCTCAAAACCAAAATGACGCTCTAAAGCAAAGTTAATTTTTCGCACAATAGGAAGAATTGTTTCAAGGTAGTACATTCTCATATTGGGACGAAGATTCGCATTGTTTCCAGAGTCTAACATAATGGGAGGTATGCCAAGAGCTTTTAAAATAATTTTTTCATTTTCTGATATTGCAGATTGAAAGTCAAGCTCTTTAAAGTTTACATTCGAAATTGAATCTACTTCAATTCCTCCATCAAGAATAAGAGGTCTACGACCTCCAGCATCGGGTCTATAACGAGCAGTCCAAGACTGAATCATCCGTTCTTTAATTTTCTCTGACAAAGTATTTGGAGATTTAAGTACAAGACCTGGTACAGCCCCGTTCTTAAAAAAGTTGTCTTGAAAATCTCTCATATTTTTCATAAGTACCATTGTTCGAAGCGCAGGCTTTAAACGAGATACTCCACGATAAATAGAATAGAACGAATTTTCTTTAATATGAATAATCTCACTGGGAGAGTAG